GACAACCGTTTCAATATTATTGCTACCGCTCGTCAGGCTGGTAAGTCGACTGTTACCTGCGCATTTGTTATGTGGTATATAATTTTTCATGCTGAGAAAACTGTCGCTCTTCTAGCTAACAAGGGCGAAACGGCTCGTGAAATTCTTGGTCGTATTCAGCTAGCATATCAGCATCTTCCACGTTGGTTACAGCAGGGTGTTAAAGAGTGGAACAAGGGTTCTATGGAACTCGAAAACAACTCTCGCGTTATCGCTGCTGCTACATCATCAGATAACATTCGTGGTTATTCTATCAATCTACTATTCATCGACGAAGCGGCGTTCATTGAAAACTGGGATAGTTTTTTTACCTCAGTGTATCCTACTATTTCATCTGGTACAGAATCAAAAATTGTCCTTGTTTCGACGCCGAATGGATTGAATCACTTTTATTCGCTATGGGTTAATGCTCGAGAAAAACGTAACGGATACGTTCCAATTGAAGTAACTTACGATAAGGTTCCTGGTCGCGATCAAAAGTGGCGTGAAGAAACATTAGCTTCTATGAATTTCGACGTTGCTAAATTTGAGCAGGAATACTGCGTTGAATTTATGGGTAGCTCTGGTACACTTATTGCTGGTTGGAAACTTAAAGAGCTAGTTCACCAGACCCCAATACATTTCAAAGAAGGTTTGAGTCAATATTGGGCTCCTATTAAAGCACATGTGTATGTTATTATATGTGACGTATCACGAGGTAAAGGGTTAGACTATTCTGCGTTCTCTGTTATTGATGTATCTCAAATGCCTTATCAACAGGTTGCTGTATATCGTAGTAATATGATCACGCCACTAGATTATGCTGAAGTTATTCATCGTGTAGGTAAAGCTTATAACAACGCTGCTGTTTTAGTTGAAATTAATGATATTGGTGAGCAGGTAAGTTCGTCTTTACATTTTGATTTTGAATACGATAATGTTTTGTTTACGGAAAATGCAGGTAGAGCAGGTAAACGTATCAGTACTGGATTTGCTAAAGCAGCAACTATTGATAAAGGTATTCGTACAACTAAACCAGTTAAAGCTACTGGCTGTGCGATACTTAAACTTCTTATCGAACAAAATCAGCTCGTTATTAATGATTTTCATACGATTGAAGAATTAGCTACATTTTCTCGTAAAGGACAGAGTTATGAAGCCGAAGAAGGCAAACATGATGATATGGTTATGCCTTTGGTACTATTTGGTTGGCTATCTGATCAACAGTATTTTAAGGATATAACAGACATAAATACACTTATGAAACTCCGAGAAAAAAGTGACGAAGATATAATGAATGATTTATCTCCTTTTGGATTTGTTGTTAATGGTATGGAAGATGAATATGAAATGTTAGATTTACCAAGATCTGGCAATTGGATGTTCGGGGAAGTAGAAAACGAAAATTTATAAATAAGTTAGAAATTATATCATACCTTTTCCAATGGAAGGAGAATCCAAATGCCATTTCAATTAAGTCCAGGTGTAAACGTAACCGAAATTGACCTTACAACGATTGTACCTGCAGTAGCCACTTCAACTGGTGCTATCGCTGGTGTATTCACTTGGGGTCCAGCTAACGAGCGTGTTCTTATCGATTCAGAAACAACTCTTGTTTCCACTTTCGGCAAGCCAAATTCAAACAATGCAGAAACATTTTTCACAGCAGCTAACTTTCTAGGCTACACTAACAGCCTTTATGTTGTTCGTGCTATGGATCCAAACTGTGCATGGAATGCATATGCTAATAGTTCATCTTTAAGTGGTCCTGATGTATCTATCCTAAACTCAAACGATTTCCAGTATAAGTACGACAATGGTTCTTTCGACGCAAATCTTCTATTTGCTGCACGTTATCCAGGTCAGATTGGTAACTCACTACGTATTTCAGTTTGTGATAGCCCAAATGCTTATCATTCAAATGTTGCTCTTGGTTCAGCTTATATGCATATTGGTATTGGATCATATAGCTCAAACTGCACTAATACTACTGCTGGTGCATTGTTCGCTGTAGGTGACCAGGTTCTTGTTGGTAACTCAGTTATTGGTACTCAGTATGTAACTGTTAAGAGTAAAGTTGTCGACGGCGCAAATACTGTTCTTACATTCAACGAGCCATTCAAGCTTGCTTCTGATTGGGATGCTTATGACGTAAACATTCCACGTTATTGGGAATTCCATAACGCTGTTGGTAATGCGCCAGCAAGCACAGAATTTAATACTAACTTCGGTAACACAGCAGCTATTGACGGTCTTCATATTGTTGTTGTTGACGAAGCTGGTAAGTTTACTGGTACTCCAGGCGCTGTTCTAGAAACATATAACGGATTGTCACGTGCTGGAAATGCTAAGACAACTGGCGGAGCTGCAAATTATTACAAAGACGTTATTAATACTGGTTCAAGCTATATTTGGGCAATTGGTGATCTTCCAGGTGCTTCATCTACAGAAGACGCAATGGATGTTGTATCTTCAACCAATAACACTGCACTTAGCCTTCAGTTCCAGGACGGTTGGGATAGCTATGATGAAGCTAACATTCCACTTAATGTACTTGCTATGGGTTATGAAATGTTCGTTTCTTCAGAAGACGTAGATATTTCTCTTGTTCTTCAGGGCAAGCCAGTTGGCGGTACCGGAATATCTGGTGGTTACACAGTAAATAACTTCCAGCTTGCTAACTGGATCATTGATAACATTTGCGAAGTAAGAAAAGACTGCGTGTTGTTTGTAACCCCAGACGATGCAATTATTACTGGTCATAAGGGTAATGAATCAACAGCTCTTGTTGCTTGGAGAAACATTCTTCGTGATACATCTTACGCTGTAATGGACTCTGGTTATAAGTACCAGTACGATCGTTATAACGACGTTTATCGTTGGCTCCCAACTAATGGTGACATTGCTGGTCTATGCGCACGTACCGATAACCTTCGCGACCCATGGTGGTCACCAGCTGGTTATAATCGTGGTCAGCTTAAGAACCTTGTAAAGATGCGTTACAATCCACGTAAGGCTGCAAGAGACGACCTTTATAAGAATGCTATTAACCCAGTTGTTTCATTCCCAGGTAAAGGCACTATTCTTTACGGTGATAAAACACTTACATCTAAGCCATCAGCATTTGATCGCATCAATGTACGTCGTTTGTTCATTGTACTTGAGAAGGCGATTGCTACTTCAGCTAAGTATTCAATGTTCGAATTCAACGACGAATTTACTCGTTCACAATTTAGAAATCTTATAAACCCATATCTACGTGATGTTAAGGCTCGTCGTGGTATTACAGATTTCATGGTTGTTTGTGACGCTACAAATAATACTCCTGAAAGAGTTGATCGTAACGAATTCTGGGGTGATATTTACATTAAGCCAGCTCGTTCAATTAATTTCATCCAGCTTAACTTCGTTGCTGTTGCCACTGGCGTAGCATTCTCAGAAGTTGTTGGTAAGTTTTAATAAATAGATAAAAACTCGAAAGAAGGAGTAAAAAAATGGCTTTCAATATTGAAAATTTTAAATCAGGAGGTTTAACACTGGGCGGTGCTCGCCCAGCGTTATTTGATGTTGCAATCAGAATGCCAACAGATATTGGTGATTTTGCTGAAACTAAAATTAATTTAACTTGCCGTGCTGCACAGCTACCAGCAGCAACTGTTGGTAGTATCGATATTGGTTACTTTGGTCGTATGATCAAGGTTGCTGGTGATAGAACATTCGCTGATTGGACTATCACAGTAATGAACGATGAAGATTTCGTTGCACGTGCTGCATTCGAAGCTTGGTCGAACTATATTAACCAACTTCAAAACAACAAAAGATTGCCTGATTCTAGCGAAATTAGCACATACAAGACAGATCTAGAAGTAAGACAGTATTCTAAGAGTGGTAATATGCTACGTAAGTACATAGTATCTGGTGCATTTCCAACCACGGTTGATGCAATCGATTTGAACTGGGATACTACAAACCAAATTGAAACTTTTGGTGTTACATTCTCATATGATTATTGGTATCCATCTTTTGATGAAGTCGATAATCCTAACGTTCAAAACGTATATCTCGTTTAAAAATAACACTATATACAATAGCCTCTAAATTTAGTTATTGAATTGTAGAGAGGGGCTTAACAAACAGAGCCCCTCTCTTTTTTGAAGGAATAGAAATGGCAGAATTATTTGGTTTTGAATTTAAACGTAAGGTCCTACCCGATCCTGCTCCATCATTTGCTCCAAAAGAGACAGAAGATGGTGCATTAGTCGTTGCAGCTGGTGGCTCGTATGGAACTTATGTTGATCTTGATGGTACAGTTAGAACAGAAGCAGAGTTAGTTACAAAATACCGCGAAATGGCTCTACAGCCAGAATGCGATGCCGCAGTTGACGAAATTATTAATGAATCGATGTCAATTGACGAAGAAGAAATTGTTAAGATTGATCTAGAAAATCTAAAAATTACTGATACAATGAAGAAGGCAATACGTGATGAGTTTCAAAACGTATTAAACATTCTCGATTTTCAACGCCATGCTTACGAAATTTATCGTCGCTGGTATGTTGATGGTCGTTTGTATTATCATATCATTATTGATGAAAAAGATACCAAGGCTGGTATCAAAGAAGTAAGATATATTGATCCCCGTAAAATTCGTAAGGTACGTGAAGTTATCAAGAAAAAAGTTCGTGGTGGTGAAGCAGGTGAAGCTGTTCTACAGAAAACACAGAACGAATACTTTATATTCAACGACAAAGGTTTCAATTACGGCAACAAAACAGTCGGTCCATCAACTACTGGACTACGTATTGCCAAAGACTCTATTCTTCATATCACATCAGGTTTAACTGATACACAGGGAACGATGGTTCTCTCTTATCTTCATAAAGCTATCAAGGCTCTTAATCAGCTCCGTACACTTGAAGATGCACTCGTAATTTATAGACTTGCTCGTGCTCCAGAACGTCGTATTTGGTATATTGACGTTGGTAATCTTCCAAAGGTTAAAGCCGAACAGTATGTTCGTGATATCATGGTCAAGCATAAGAACCGTCTTATCTATGATGCTGAATCTGGTAACATTCGTGATGATCGTAAGTTTATGACTATGTTGGAAGACTATTGGCTGCCCCGTCGCGATGGTGGTAAAGGTACAGAAGTTACTACACTTCCTGGTGGTCAAACACTTGGACAGATGGACGACGTTCTTTATTTCCAAAAGAAGTTTTATGGTACATTGAATGTTCCTATCAATCGCCTTAATTCAGATGCTTTGTTCTCACTTGGACGTGCAACCGAAGTTACTCGTGACGAACTAAAGTTTGCTCGTTTTATCACACGTCTTCGTGGTAAATTTTCTAACTTATTTACAGCTATGCTCGAAAAGCAACTTGTTCTAAAACAGGTTATGACTATTGAAGATTGGCAGAATATTGCTTCTGAAGTGAAGTATGACTTTGCTAAAGATAATTACTTCACTGAACTTAAAGACGGTGAAATTATTGATAACCGTATTAACCTTGCTCGTAACTTACAAGATATGGTTGGTAAGTATTACTCGCATGAATGGTTACGTAGAAATATACTTCAGCAGTCTGATGATGACATTGAAGAAATGGATAAGCAGATCAACGAAGAAGTTGACTCAGGTGATAAGCGTTGGATGAATCCAATGGATCAAGAAATGATAATGAGTGGTATGGATCCAGAAACTGGTATGCCAGTTGATGGTAATACTGATCAGAAAGAATTAGCTGATGATGAAGCTACTGATGCTGATCCGGAACATGATAAACAAGTTAGAAAAATGCAGACAGCAAAGTCAACTTATGATTTGCTATCTAAAAAGAAAAATAGAACACTGAGTGATGAAGCGAAATTGAAGTCAGCTTCTCAAATTCTTGCAAAAAATAAATAATGGAGAATATAATGGAAAACGAAATTTCGGTGCAGGATTTAATTTCAACATCATACGAACAAAAGCCGCTTGATTTTCAAAATGCTTTTGATTCGTTAATGTCAGGTAGAATTGCAGCAGCTATCGATAATAGAAAAATGGAAATTGCGCAATCAATGTTTAATGATCAACCTGCTAGCGAAGATTACGATTCAGAAGAAGAATTAGACCAAGAGGAAACAACAGATGGCGAAGTATCTTAAAGATATCCTAAAACAAGCACATGATACTATTAAAGGCGTAAGACCATCTGAAACTGGTCAGCTTTCTATCGGTAAAGACCCAGGCGTAGATTATAAGCCAAAGGCTGCTGATGAAGCAGATTTTATTGCTAAACACTCAGTACAGAAATGGGATGACGTCGCCGGCAACCCAAACTTTGCTGATAAAGTTTCTTATTCTTTAGATAAAGAAAAGAACCATGGTAATACTTTAGCTAAAGCTAAGGCTACTAATGAGGAAGTATCTGACGCAGCTAAGAAAGTTCTTGGTGCGGTAGCTAAGAAACACGGCGGTAAAGTTCCTTTCACTTCTACCACATATAAGGATGGTAAAAAGGTTGTGACTCGTGGTCACAATGATGAAAAAGGTAACAGAGTCGTAACTAGCACAACTAATGAAGAATTTGAAATCGACGAAGCTATGTCGCCTAAGCAGAAGCAGTATTCGAATAGAGTAAAAACAATGCCTGGTAAAAAGGGTGCTGTTATGGGTGCTACATCTAATTTTGAAGCGCCGTTCCATAAAGTACATGCTACTATTTCAAAAAACGGTGGCGCTAAAGAAACTGTGAAGCATGAAATTAAAGCTAAAGATAAGCATGACGCTATTTTTGATGTTCAAATGATGCATCATAAAGCTGGTCATAAGGTTCATGACGTTAAACACAAAGGTATGGTTAAGGAAGAAACTGATCCAGGATTTTCTGAATCAAAAAAAGCTGAGGACGTTCAGTGCAATAGCACTCCAAAAGGAACTGAATGTCCAGTACATGGTGTCACAGAGTGCATGAGTGCTAGCCCACTTAAAGAACTATCAACTGATCTTTTACATCGTGCTGCTCATAAAGCAGCTAAAAAAGCTATGTGGGATCCAGAAGGTAGGGGCGGTAAAACTTTCAAAAAGTATGCTGGAATGGCAAACAAGTTCCGTGCCAAGGGTATGGAACAGGAAAAGAAAGAAAAAGCTGTAAAAGAAGAAACTATTAATGAAGGTATACAAACAAAACGTCGCGAAGATTTACATGGAAAAGATTCTAGACTGCATCATAAAGAATTAAAAGCATCTGGTCATGTAAGCAAGGGTTCTGATGCAAATTATAAAAATAGTGAAGGAACAACACATTCTTACTATCATCCTAAATCAAATACCATGCATGCATTTCGCGCCAAAGGTGGAAAGATTAATCATGCATATGAATGGAGCCCTAATCATTCTTATGCTAAGGCGCATGGTGGTACTGTAAAAGAAGAAGCTATTGACGAAGTGCTAACTAAGTCAACAACTGCTGGTGAAACTATACATGACTTCGTTCATTCTGACAATCCTAAGTTTAAGGGTAAGTCAAAAGAAAAACGCAAAGAAATGGCGCTTGCTGCTTATTACCAAAAACAGCGTAATGAAGAAGTAGAAATTGATGAAGATGGTCCAGTTGCTCCTGTTCCTAAACATTTAGACGCACATGGAATCGCTAAGAAGTATAAAGATTATGTAACTGGTGGTGGAACACCAGAAACTGCTAGTCGTTATAAGTCACATGTAAATATGCTTTCAAAAAAAACTGGCGAGCATGCAGACGATATCAATAAGCAAGTTAGAAAACATGTAAAGTCTATGAATGAAGCGTATGCTGTAGAGCCACTTCTTGGCGGTGATACTGCTGGTCATGACGAAGGTGTTGAGATGGTTAAGGCAGAACTAAAGGCGCTTGCTAACAAAGCAATGCACTTAGTAATGCAAATGCCGGATTCTATGCATGTTGAACCATGGTGTCAGGCTAAAATTGCTAATGCTAAATCATTCGTAAATGACGTCCATGATTACATGATTTACGGTGATCATGAAAAAGAAAAAGAAGACGAAGGTACAACAGATACTCCATTGACATTACCAAACATGTCAGTAGATGTTAACACAGGACAAAACGTATGAT